TTAGAAGTGTTAGCAAATATAAGAGAGTTTAATGCTAAATATCCCAGTGCTGCCATAGCTCCAACAGAACTCGTTAGATCATACAAAACAAATATAGCATCGTCGTTTGAAAAAAGTAAGCACAATGGTGTAACAATAAGTCCCTTGATGGCTCGTGTCTTAGATCAAGAAATGAACAGACATGGCGATAAGTTCTATGACTTTTTAGCTTAATAAGTTCTCCATATACGAACTCCTAATTTACTGTCCTCGATTAATATCCTAGTTTCTATACCCCAACTTTTCAATTCAAATATGCGTTTACACTCTGTGATAGTTTTCTTTGTGTTAATGCAAGGTATAAAAACAGAAGCGTTTATTACCATACTATTCCAGTCAACTATTATTTTTATACCGTCTGGATCTAAATCATCCAACATCAACATCTTTTGGCTCTATCAAATTCATACCACTACAGTTTATAAGTAACACTCTCGACACACCTAAGTCCAAAGATACCCCTTTACTCAGTCGAATAGTCGTAGATTTAGCACCCATCTTCTCTTTTAGATCCTTAACGAAAGACCCCCAGTTTATTGATTGTTTCAAACAAGAAGCCTTGAGGTGTTTGGGCAGCAGGTATATTAGTTCAGTGTCTGGTTCGTAACGCCCTACTATCCGTATCTTAGGATCTGTCTCTGGTATAACCAACTCATCACTAGCTCGTAGATCAGCAGTGCTTTTTATCCTTAGTATGTTACCCCAGTTCTCGTATATGTAAGCAGTTACTACATCCTGTACAGATATTGCCATATCTTCAATGTTCTTTTTGTTCTCTTCTATAAGTTCTAACGCGAATGCAGCCAATCGTTTGCTAGAGTAATCTATCAAACCAAGTTTTGTAGCTATCAGAGCACCTGCTAAAGTACATGCCACTTTCCACGACCAGAATCTATTCTCAGGTTTTAGATCAGCCTTCTCGTCTATCTTCTTTTGTATCGTCAGCAGTATACGTCTAGTTTCGTCTATGTTGTTGATTACCCACTGTATGTATATTGGCCCTGCATGACCGTAAACACTTTTTGCTTTGGTCTGATGTTTATCGGTCAATGCCTTACTCAAAGTATTATCAAATAGTTTAATGGGTCGGCACTCCATCATTCTCTGTGCCTCTGCTTCTGGTGCATCTTTCACAGTAGATATACATTCTAGTACGCTTTTGTTACCTGACGTAACAGAAATCAAAGCCCACGGTTCACCCCTGCTTCTTTCTAAGTTCGCGCCTCCTGTCATACGGTTTCTCTGTCTACCACTTGACAGTTGGTAAACAAAGTCAGATAACTCTTTGGGGTCTGCGTTGGTCAGTTCGTCAACATAGAATGGTAAGTTATGGTATATCTCACCACGTAACATCAAGCTAGAGTCGGTGTCCACTCTATCAAGCACCAGTTCTTCTGGTTTACCCCATGCCCCCATTGCTACGTGTTTAGCGGTTGTCTTACCAAGACCAGATTCCTGACTGTGTAAATGCAAGCTGCCACAAGCTACAGGAGTGAGAGCCATGAGAGGAGAGCCAAAGGATGTGGCTACTATATACTGGTGTAACTCAAACCCTTTGCGGTTGTAGAAGTTGGCAGTCTCTGTCCATTCTTCCAAAGTGCCTTTAGGTTCAAAAGCATAGAACAAATTCTTAGTGGCCTTTGAGGGAGGGTTATCCTCTATCCTATCCCCGAATATCTGCTTGTCGCCTACTATGAACGATTCAAACTCCTCACCCACCCATCCAAACTGTGTGTGAGCATCTTGTGTTTCTGTAGTAGCCTGTAATTCGTTTATCCATTTAATTGTGTAGTGCATTATGTCATCCATCCTCGCTACGGCAACACCGTGTTTAGTCATCCCTTTACGAAATTCTTGTGGTGAAGTAACAACAGTCAAAGGTATTGTAAATTCACGCATTGGATCTTTTGGTAAATGCAATCGCATAACCACGCTCTCTCCCTCATCAGGATCTTCTATGCGTTTAGTTACATAAAGATCGTAAGGGTATATCTGTCTCTCTTCTGTCTCTCCGTCTTTATCTTTAGTTCTTATGTAAACACCACCGTTTGCCCCTCTAAAATAAGGTGGGGGGTACTTAGGTATGTTGGGTGCGTTACCCTCCTTTATACGTATACCCAATGTTATAGGCGAAGACTTCTTACTCCAGTGTGGGCAGTCACCACATACTCCAGTACGGTGCTCGTTTATAGTTTCACATTTATGCACGTACTTTGTTGTGTCGTATTTATTATCTGTCTCTTCTGCATCGTATGCAGAATACTTACTTGATAGTTTGTGTGCCCCATCCCTACCACCATCCACACAGTGTTTGACTATGGAGATTGCATCAAACCATAACGGCTCACTTACCTCCTCTGGATTCTGCCATACGTACTTCATCTGAGCACACTTCTTGAGTACGTCCTTAAAATAACTTTCTTTGTTACTTAACAGCCGTTGTGCCAGAACACCAAAGTCCTCCATCTTAGATGGTTCACCTATGGGTTCATCTCCCACCAGAGTAGCAAAGGCTTCAAAGTCTATCAGCCCTCTGCCCCTCAAACATTTCACTGGAGTTGGTGGATCTGTCTTGTGGTTATGCGTGTTAGGTAAACGAAGCACTCTAGCTCCGTCAGATGTAACAGCAGCATCTGCTTTGAGATCGTGTGTAGCGCAAAGTTTTTTTAGTCGCTCTGCTACCGGAGACCAATCTTCATATACAACATGTTCAGACAATGCCCAATAAGCATGTATACCCCTGCCGGAATTGACGATGATTGGTGCAGGAAATTGACACGTCTTACAAAATCTTTTTAAATCTTTTATAGCTTCCGATTGATTGGGATAATCTTTACCCTCACCGCAATCCAAATCCAAAAAGAAAGATTTAAGTTTGTGTGTGTTCGTAACCTTACGTGAGTCGCTTTCTTTAAATGTGCTAAGAGCAAAATAAGAGTCGTAACCTTTCTCGTCTAAATCCTGAGATTCCTGTATCAATTCTCCAAATGTGGAATGAAACTTCTGTACTCTTTTCCTACTCTGCATGTTGTATGCAAACGTGCAATACAACCCTTCATCTGACACGACCTTTTCTAAAAATTCTTGTGTATCCATTATTTATTCCAAGGCAGGGTAGCAGGGGTGCATAAGCACCCTTTTCGGTATTCCTAGCTACTTGGTTTGTTTGGCTTTTAATCATCCCACTCATCAACAATATCAGATATATCTGTATCGTCTTCAGTAGGCTTACTAGCCTTTTTCTTCACTGCCTTCTTTGGTTCTGGTGTTGGTTCTTCCTCTTCCTCTTCCACTGAATCAAAGATATCTGCTGTTACTGCTTCACCTCCATCAAGACTATAACCATCAGTAGCCTCAAATGGTGAACGTGCTTCTGGTGTTTTAAGCTCCACCACTTGTATAGCAACTGGTCTCAATCTTACACCGCCAGTCATCCCGTGTGGGTGAAACGTCACTGCTATGTTAGCAACACTGCCAGACCCTAACTGAAATCCTTCTGGAAATTCCTTGTTCTTGGAATCAAAAATTTTAGGTGGTGTAACAGGGTTACCGTCATAAGCAGCGGTTTGTCTACACTTACCAACAAATTTATCATCCTCTGACTTCTCAGGTTGAGGTACTTTTGCGGGCCACCCCTTCTGCTTTTTCTCTTGATAGGCTTTTGACATTTCAGTCCATAGATCTTTTGCTTGATCCTTGTCCATCAAAAACTGTACTTCATACACTGCACCGTCATCAGTAGGGTCACAAGGTACACTTCTACCGCGTTCACCTGCACTGCTATCAAATCTATAGGGACGGTCAACTTTGGGGTACAACACTTCTACTTGCTTCAATATATACATGAGTTTTTCCTTCTTACGTTGCGTTTAGTTCAAAGCCTTCAGTAACATCAAAGGGAGAGTTTGGTATGACAATAAAACTGGTTGCCATATGTGCGTCTACATGGTTCTGCATTTCATCCACCGTAGACAACTCCTCACCCGTCAATGATCGCATTGGCTTGAAGAAAAGTTTTGGTACATTACTGCTTGAGTCAAAGTACATTCTTGTTAGAACGGACGATATCTCGCTACCTCTGCTAGACAAGAACTTCATGTACTCTTGCATTGGTAGATGGCCCCCTTTTGCTTTTCCGTATATGGACGTAGCAGGGAGTTTTAGTCTATACATAGTATCGAACTGTCCTTCAAAAGCAACAGCTATATTCTGTATAAACTTGCAAGCTCTACCACGATTCTGTCCTGACCCACGTATGTTGTGCGTACAGTCTAAACAGCGGTTTGCTTGTTTATTTTCTTCAAGGACACCTTCTGCGGGACGCTGGTTATCGACAGACCAACACGTAGGTGCTTTCTGAACATTCTGCTCATACTCGCCCTCGTAATAGACTCTCGACACATTAGCCATATCCACCACAACAATGTCCTTGAAGTTTGCATCCATCGTAGTCCGTTGCCCGTGTCCCACGATAGAGAATTTTTTATTGCGTATACTGAT